ATCCCACGTCTGGGCAGAAGTAAGAGAAGCCCATTGTAAAAAGCTGTATCCTCCGACATTCACGTTGTACAGATCGAGACTTGGAGTGAGAGCGTTGAATTGTATGTAGGGATAAGTGTCCGGGCTAGGTTGACCATCGTTGTAGAAAGTCCATACGGCTAACAGATCGTCTTGGTTGAATTTGAATCCGAATCCGCGGCCTATCTTCCCACTCGCAAGATTCGGCCTTCCAACGCCAAGGGATACTCCCGGACCCGCGATGAAGAACGATTCCGATTGCTGAATGGAATCCGCAGGGGCGATCTCGAATGCGTCCGTAATCCCGGAAATCAATCGGTAATCTTCCAATCCGATTTCGGGAGGGAGGAGAACAAATCCTCCGTTCGCCGTGCCGCCGCGATAGCGAGCGTTATTTGGACGATTCGTATAATTCCAGGGATCTCCGGAAGCGCCCGCTCTCGTTCCTTCATAGGAATTCGTAAGACCGCCTTCGGCGCCGAAAGCTTCCATCCTGAGGGTGACAGGGTTATTGCGATCCACGCTTTTTACATCTTCTCTTTTAGGTTTCGGATTGTTTCTGAGATCCTTCTTTCCAGAATTCGTAAATTGCTGAGGACGGGCCAGAAGTCCAGGCGTCGAAACCTCCATCGTGGAAGCTCCGATAGGTTTATTCTTGTCTGTCGTCTGGGTGGGATGGATGAGAGATCCAAGCGTGATTTCTCCGGTAAGAGGATCTACCGCCAAGCCTCCCATCCCAAGAGTCGAAAATTGGCCTCCTCCGGGAGTCGCTACAGTAGGTCTTACCGTCCCAGAACTTTCAGTCGGCATGTTAACGGGGCGATACTGGCTTTCATCGTGAGGAGTCGAAGTGTCGATCAAGCCTGGAATGGGAATCGTCGGAACAGCTCCTCCTCCTACCGGAACTCCTCCTCCTGCTCCAACAGGAGGACGCGTAGGACGGGCAGGTGTAGGAAATGGAGGAAAGTCAATGGTAGGTATCGGATCGGGTTCCGGAACGTAAATGACTGCTTCGGAACGCCATCTCCACTTTCCCTTTCTCTGTCCACACACGAATGAATGGGGTTCTTCGGTATCGAATTCGAGATGCACGCGAGTTGAATTCGGCGCTTCTGAGGGTTCTTCGTACTTTCCCTCGAAATGGAGCGGCCCGTCTTCCTCCGCATTTCTGAAGAAATATGCCGCCGTCGANAGATGAAGTGAATTGATCGGATTCCCGTCTTCGTCTTCTCCGAGTTTGTGCTTGTCTCCGAAAGATCCGACTTCGAAGAACCCGCTCTCCCTTTGGGATGCCATGCCGACCAAATTGCCGCGGCTTTCCCAAACGAATCCCCCAAGAACGTCCTTGCATCCCGAAGGGCTGATCTGCCACGCGATGGCGTTTTCATCCGGTGAACCGCCGCAGATTTTCGGCTTTTTGATGACGTGAGCGAAGGACTGAAGCCGAGCCATTCTATCCAAGTCGATTTTGAAATCCTTGTCCATATCGCAGACGAGCGTTCCCATCTCGACATCGCCATTCCGATGAACCGCAATGAGGCGCGGATCGGTAGGATGGAAAAGATCCTGTTGGACATTTTCCTCCTGAGAGATGAGACTGATGCCAAAATAATCCCTTGGGAATTTCGGCCACATCTTTTTCCCACCTCGTATCGGAAGATCCGGCGTAAGTGGCTTGAAACGTTTATCCTCAACATATTTGTCGAGGCTGGCAATTAGAGGAAGAGGAAATCTTGGATCGAATGTAGGGGTGCCTGTTGGTTGAGGATTGATGATCGGAAGGACTTCAAATCCGATGAGAACGGCACACGCTTGGCGAATAGGACTGAATCCCTGTTCTGCAACTGTTGATCCAGGACCACTTTTTGGAATTTGAGAACCTGTAAAAGGATTCAGACTTGCAACGGGAGGAGGCTGAGATGTACGAAAAGGATTCACGCTCGGAGTATCTGTTCGTCCGATGGTAGAAACTACGACTGGCGTGGCGAAGCGCCACATCGGAATCGGACGCTTTCCTTTCACCTGATAGAGAAGCTGTCCGCCATGGATGTCGCCGAGGGAAAGCTCCTCGTACTTCCAGTGGCCGATCTGGCTCTCGCCGGTTTTCCTCCCCATGATTCGATAAGCCAGCAAACTCGATCTTTGTTCAAGCGACCATCCGCCTTGAAAATACTTATTGTGCTGAAGCGGATAGATGACACCGCTAAGACTTCTCGAGTCTCCGGATCTCATTTGTTCGGCTGAACCTCTCTCAAAATCACTGCCCTAGTCGAAGCGTCCAGAAGAGAGAGCAGATTAAGCTCCTCTATTTTATCAGGTAAATGCAATCTGCTGAAGCCTGTTCCATTCGTTCCGATTTCGACCGTGGCTTCCTCGATCCATCCGTCAATTCCGATGTTCGGCGTCAAATGGGCTGCCATAGTACCTTCCAAGTGATCCGCGAAGCTGGCATAGATCCTCGCCGCTACCGCTTTGGCGATCTCGTTAAGCGACGCTCCGCTGCGGCCTCCTCCGAGTTGCGCTTTGTCAAGATTGAGGACCAGCTCGTCGACGGATGGATTGTTCCCTCCGACGCCGAAAATCTTGTCGATCTCGTTGCATTTGGAATCCAGCCAGCGCGTGAGAGCGCGGGCGCCCTCGAGGGCACCCCCGAGGCGGACATTCCATGCCGGTCCACGTGCGTTCCCAAGCATATTTCGCATCGAAGCCGGAAGCATGGATTCGATGTCGCGCGGCTTTACGGTGACTTTATGGAGTTGGTCCTCGTTGTTCGGGCTTCCCGGAACCGCCGTCAGGATGACAGCGATCTTATGAAATGCCTTCAACATCGGAACCCCTTGAGTCTCCGTCACGCTGTCCCACAATGCGGAAACGGATCTCAAATCCTTGATGTTTCCATGAGGAATGTTATTCATGTGAGAAGGCAAGATCATTTCATAGGTCCGATTGGGATCTTGCTTGTAGTCGATATGAATGATTCCCTGATCGTGATCCAAGATCGACACTTCGGCGGGAGCAGGCTTCTGATTCTGATCCATCGAGGCGACTCCGCAGGGACTATTCGGCCCTCTTGGATATCCGTTCTCGTTTGTCGCGTACTTCAAATCTCCTTGACCGAACGTCTTGAAATGCGTGCGTTGAGTGTGAAGGATCGAGTAATCGCTGAATGCTTCAGCCGGTCCTCGAGAACCCGAGATGATGTCCACTACTCCGATGCGATAAGCCCTGATCGAAAGAATGCGATCCATCCACCGTTGATTGATCCTGTACGTCCTACGATAGTGATTCTGCAACGCCGCGATGCGAGCCACCCAATCGACATTCGGATTCCTATTCCCGGTGATCTCAAGCGCCGCCCACAAATCCATGAAAGGAATAAAAGCCTTTTGGATAAATGAATGCGTAAGCTGATTCCCTCCGATTCCTGGAGGAGAACCCCAGATTTGAAGTGCTTTGTCCACGGTGATCCACGTGCCTTGAACGATGTCGCCGTTTTGAAAGTCCGGGCTTGGAAGAACGTTTTCGGCATACCGCTGATCTTCGGAAACCGTGTCTCCCTCCAGAAAATCGAATCTGACTTCCACTTCGCGCGGGAAGAGAACGTTGATTTCCTTCGGACGTTGAAGCTCGTTCGAGACAAGCTCGACGTGTCCATGCCCGACAGTTTCGGGCAAGGAATTCCCGAAGATCCTCTTTTCCCCGCCGGAAGCCTTCGAGAAAACGAGGCAATCGCCTTCGGCGTTGATCCATAAGCTGGCTTCTGGAACATAGGAAAGCCCGCGCGCTACGGCAGCATCTGAGCTTTCATCGACTACAAGATTCTCAACCGTAAGTTTGCGATTCGTATTCGTGATTTCAAGACTGACCGTAAGTCCCGGAGCGGTGCCGTTGTATTGCTGCTCCACCTTGAAGGCAGCTTTGATAAGATCATCAATCACTTCCGATGGCTCCCATCGTTGATTCGGGGATTTCTTGAGACTCCAGCGGGCGTACCACACTTCGGGAACCACTTGCTGAAGCGATTGTTGAGAATTTGAAATGATGCGTTTGAATCCTACGTTCCGTCGCACGTTGTAACGTCTCAGCGTATGGCCGTACTTCCAGAACCATCGACGATCCGCTATTCTCACGCGCTTGATGTTCGGATCGTCACCCGCACGAACATCCATGAGCCAGAGATTCTTAATCTCGAGAATCTGATCATTCGATTCCAACTTGAGAGTAACCGGCTTTCTAGCCTGGGAAAGCAATGCATCCGCATCAAGCGGAATCATGTCAAACGTTTCTTCCGCCGGCTGGACTCCCTCCTTGAATCTCCATCGAATCGGAGAGGATGCCAGAAGAGGACGACCGTCAATGGCGGCGATGGTCGTCATAATCCGCCGATACCAAAATGAGTTACGGGAACCGCAGGGCCTCCAGATGCGCCTTGATTTTGACTTCCTTTTCCAAGGAATGAATTGATAGTCGGAACATCCTGATTCGGTTTTCCTTCGACCTTGACGAAAAATTCTATCGTCGTGACTCTCGTGATTTCCTTCGTATTGATCTCGAATCCATCGAAGCCGAGACGCACGGGACTTTCCGAATGGCGTCGGCTGATATGCGCGATCTGGAATCCTTGAGGCGGAGCAAGTGGATCTCCGACCAATTGAGGTTCATTCCCAAGCGTCTTGAATACCTGCGTGATGATACGCTGAAACGTAGCGGGCCCTTGATAGCTATATTTCGCGTGACGATTTCCATTCCAAACGGGAACCAGAACAACACCCGCGACTTCGCTATCTTCCACCGTCTGGAGGTATTCGATGACGGACGACCCGCTTTGAACTCCCATAATCGTCATCGTAGCCGTGATCTTGTTGTCCGTGAAATCGAATTCCGGCGCTTCATCGACAAGAGCTATGGCGCCCGCGCCTAGCGTCGTTCTCACTTTCGCAAGCAATGAATTCCTGAGCGTGGACCATTTTCCCGTTAGATTCTGGCTTGAATCCTTGTCGATCCACGCTTCATACCGGACTGTCAAGACAGCGAGACGCTTTATCGTCGATCCTCCGTCGGGGGTATCTCCTGGGGCCAGTTTCTGACGCGTGATGGCGATGACTTCGCGTCTCACGCTCGCATCGTTTCCTCCCACGGAAGTATCGAGAATCTCTTCGTGGACTCTCGAGAACTCGATCACTTTCGAGGTTTCGTTTTCCGATGTCGTAGGCTCTTCGGCAAGCTTGTAGGTTCCCCCAAGTCCGGACAGGATCGAATTGACATAGCCCGTGATGAGTCCTTCGTATTGCGCTCGCGCGGCGGTTCCGCCGATGGAAGTCGCCACGCCGCTTATCGTCACGATGCGCCGCCGAGCGGGCGTGTAACTGACGTTGATTGTCGCGCTTCTCAAGCCGCTCAGAACGGCGCCTGATCCATCCGCAGGCATTCCGAATTCGACGCGAACGACGTAACGCCTTGAGCGCCCGGTATCCGCTACGTCGCCGCGTTTCAGGATTGTCGGCCTTGCATCAAATCCGGTAGATACTGAATGGGAATAGCTTTTAAGCGTTGCCGATCCTTGAGTGATCGTGAGATTCTGATTCGGATTCCTGAATGCCGCTTCCGCAAGACCTATCTCTGATGCGAAACCCGCCTCCGTCGATTGAAGAATCACAAAACTGTATTCCACGCTCGCGCGCTCGAATGCCCCTTCATGAATGGCGACGTAATCGAGCACTCTGGCGGTTTGATCCCCGCCGACTTCGAATCCGCCATAGACGATCGAAAGCTCGCGCGCGATGGCGACCATCTATGGACTTCCTTTCCGCGTGTTTTTGAAGACATCCACCGCTGCTTTCCCGAAAAGCTCGAGAGCTTCTTTTCTGCCGCGCCGCTTCAAGGAATTCTCGAAATTCTGGATTGCCAATTCCTCCTCGAATAGATTGAGAACTTCGGAAGCTCCGATAGCGGATGAGCCGGAAAGAGCCGCGGATTTCGCCACCCGAAGCGTCGATTCCACGGCGGGTTGAAGCGATTCCTCAGCGGATCTCGTCTTCGTGATAAGATCCGAAATTCCTCCTATGGGCGCCAGAACGATATCAACGATCTTTCGCGTCACGGCGTTCAACTTTCCGCCCTCTTCGCCTTCCTTGGCGATGTACTGGTCAACGGCAGCGTTGACGACTCCCCTCAAGACCGGCCCTGCCGCTTCGATGATGGATGCTGCGGGAATGAATCCCGTGATGGGACGCTGAATGTCGATTCCGAATCTGCTCGTAGTCGCCTTGTTTTTGTTCTCCAATTCAACGCGCTTTTTCTTGGATTCCTCTTCCGCTTTGTCGCGTTCTTTCTGGTCCAGATTCTTTCGGGAGTTATCCACGCGCTGGACGTTCTTCTCTAGATCGTCAAGCTGACGCTTTGCATCCGCAGGGTCCAGCGTCACTCTGATTTTTGCATCCTGCAATCGTACAGTCATCAGGCTACCACAATTCCCGTTTGAGTCATACGCTCGCTCAATCTCTCGTTCGTCGATACAGGATCGTGAGTTTCATCGTAACTCGCCCACAAACCGTAACTGTACGTTCCCGATGCCAATCCGGAATCGTTGTAGCTTGAAGGTAGATTCGACGGCAACGTTATTTCCGTCCCGTCCGTAACCGTCGCGGGGGCGGACGATCCGGCTTTTCTCACAAGCCTTATTTTGAAACGATCGTATCGAGTTGGGGGAATCTCCCACGTCAAATCAACGTCACCGGTTCCGCCCGTTGCGGCGAATTTTCTGGCAGGATGGTAGAACCGATCCGCCGTGACGAGAGCCTGAAAAGTGTAATCCCTGAATGCTACGACGTTGTTTCTGTCGTCCACCTGGGTCAATGCGGCTCCGACGGCCATGTTTTGAATCACCACGCCGTCTTCATAAGTCAGTTTTTCCACCGCGTTAAAGAGTTCTTCCTCAAGTTCAAGCAGTCCGCGCCCGCGCGAATCCGTCTGGCCTTGACGGTACGCGCCGATCAGGACATTCTGCCCGATCTTGTCTCCATGAACGATCTGGACAAGCGCGATGTCGATGTCTTGCTGAATTAGATCCGGTTCCTCTCCATGAAGCGGATCGCTCTGGGCGCCGCCTGGACGGATGATCGCCATAGGAGGCATAAGTCCTTCACTCAAGAAGGACAATTCATCTCCGACGGCGATGATAACGGATCGCTCGTGAAAGACAGGCGTGGAGCTTCCCGTCCAATCCTGATTCTTGAGCAGGAATTGAAGTTGGCGCAAGACTTGCCATCCGGTCATTTCTTGTATTTCTCTTCCGCTTGATTCATGGCCGATGAAAGATTGTATCTCACCCACTCGTCGCCCCCATCTTCCAGAGCCAGGAGCCTTGCCAATCCCGCCTGTCCTTGCATGGCAAGACCGATCATTTTCGCCTGTTCCAGTCTCAACCGATTCCCCGCCGCGATGAGGGTGGCTTTGATGTCTTGATCCAGTTCAGCCCATTCGGAGTACGAGAACGTTCCGCCGGCGCGGACGAAAGCTTCCATTTCGTCGGCCAAGATGGAAAGCTCGTCCGTCGTCATAAAGAGAGATCCTCGAGTTTACCGATGCTGTACGTCCTGCCTTGCGTATCCGCCGCGCCTAGAAACATGATCGCCATGCCGAATTCCTCGCCCAAAGAAAGTTGAAGCGCGGCGGATTCGTCCACCATCGGAACCGCATTATACAGAATGACGAACGGATGAGCTTTTTCATCTTTCGGAGCGAAGAGAAGCTTGAAAGCCTTGTTCATGAGATCGTATCCAGCGCGATTGATTCCGCTCCCGGATACCCGCCCATTCACCACCCTGTCACCCGTCACGCTTCCGGCGGCTTGATTCTGAAACACAGCTTGGAGCATGTCGCTATCATAGCTTCGAAGAACGCATCCCATGATCGGACGCTCCGCGACAATAGGAACCGCCACGGGAGTTCTGAATTCCTCCGCGATAATCTCGACGTGCTGGCGCCCGAAACGCATCTCCATGTCGCGCGAAATCCCAAGTTCCGCGCCTCCGTAGGGAGATGCCGCGGATAAGCTCGTCGGATCTTTGATGAGCCTTCCGGAAATCCTGAGTATGTTTCTAGAATGCGGAGCGGACACTATGCCTCCTGGATTCTTGCCTTCTGGCCAAACCCTTCGACAAGAAATCGGATGATCTTGTACTCCGTCTCCGTCGTGATCCCAAGAAACGGACGCTGATTGATCTTCGTTCTCAACTCATCGCGTTGAAACAGGAATCCAAGACGCTCCCGGTATTTCTTGTTCGCCTTTTTTTTCAGGAATCCCGCAAGCAGTTTCTTCACGTTTTGATTCACCGCTTGCTTTGATTCTCCTCCCCATTGATGTTGAGGTGCGTATTGAATCGTGGTTCCCACTTCGACAAAGAGACTTCCCGTCCGGATCGCTTTGCCGCGATTGGAAAGCGAACGGAGAAGATTCGACGTGTCCCGAAGCGCGGGACGATCCTGGAATCTCCTCTTGGGAGGTCGCACGCGTCCTTGAATGAAATCCGACACGATCCCCGCGATATTCACTTTCGGATCTCTTTGGGATGGATATCGCGCCGGCCAGCGAATATTCCCGAGACGCTCTTCCTTGAAAGCCTTCTGGGCATCCGCCAAAAGGAAAGCGCCGATCTGCTTCATGAGCGTTTCAGGACGCTCAAGTTTTCTTCTCAGCGTAATTAATGCACCCGTGGGAAGCCTTTTCACGCCTACGTCTTCTCGAGGCATCGTTCACCTCATGGAGCCGCAGGAGAATCCGGCGTGATCCCGCCGAAGCGTTCCTTGTCGAAAAGCGGTCGATCCACCTGGTCTTCGACATCCTCGCTCGAAGGCTCTAGAATGGAAGAAGTCTTGGGCATGATGCGATCCCGCGCGGTGATTCTCGACAGTTGCTTCATGTCTTCTTCAATGCGCGTCCGCTCGGCTTCCACCGTATCGCCGTATTTATCGCTCCACCGCTTCAGAATGTTGATGACGGCATCTACAGCAACGGTTACATGATCGTCGTCCGTGAGATCGAAGGTCACATTGACAAGACGCTTGAACCACGATTGAGCCGCCGTAGCCGCGCGAGTCCCGATGGTATCGTCTACGGTAGTCGAAGAAGTGCTGTCCTGCCTAGTCAACGAAACAAGCAGACTTGAATTCGGATAACGATTCTTGACTTCATCCCAAAGAGCCATCTATTCATACCGCCGAAAGAGGAATAAAAGAGTCATCCACCTTTTCGCCGAGTTTCCGAAGTTCCGTCACGGAGCGAAAACGATCCTGTCTGTTGATTCTGAACTGCTCAACAAGTCTCGTCTTCGCTTCTTCTTGGCGATTCTTGGGAAGCCCATCAACATCTTCTCTGCACAGAAGAAGATATTTGTACGCTTTCTTCACGTTATCATAACAGTTTTCCCAGTACTTCTTCCGATCCGCATCCGTCGGCGCCTCCCCGTTTGCATCCACGGCATCCATGTATGAGGCCAGCAGATCCTCTTCGGGCCGATCTTTTTTCTCGCCGCTCATGTCTCCTCCGATTCATCAGGATACATCATCGTTCGCGGGCAAATCGGGATCAGCCAGCACCGCTGCTCTTACTTCCGTTTTTTGCGTGCCGTAAGTAGTAGCATTCACCCACGAAGGGGTAAATCTGGTTCTTCCGGTCTTGACTTGCTCGTCTACTCCGAGCTTGTTCTCGACGCGATAACTCCACTCGGCCAAGACAACCAATCCGCCATTGGTGATGATTTCAACTCGCGTGATCTTTACCTTTCTATCGCCAGCGGCCATCTCGATCTCCTTTACGCTACGGCTAAGAGGCCGTAAGTCTCAAGTTTTCCAAGCAACGAATTGAATTTTGTGGTGATGTCCGCAAGAGTCCCATCAGCATCCACAATACCCGTCGCCTGAACTACAGGCGTAGCATTGTAGAAACCTAGCTTCTGAGTGGTCGCTGTTCCGATCTTAGTCCCCGTGGTCGAGCCGAGCACGATGTTCGCGGCGTCCGAGAGCGTGATCGTTCCACAGTAGACGAGGTTCCATGGCAACGCGGATGTGCCTAAATTCCCCTCATTGGCCGTTTGCGGCTTCACGTCCCACACGCCGCCCGCTTCCGTCGTCGCGGTGACTTGGTATGTCGCCTCAAGGACGTTTGCGATACGAAGATAATAATCGCAACGAACCGTCATAGATGCAGCCGTGGCGGTTGTGACGACAATATCCCGATCCCAGCTTTCCTTTTCGTTGTTAGATCCGTCCTCAAGGAAAACGCTGGACCGAGAACCCAGCCCAACAGCTCCTACGCCCGTTGTAGCGCGGGTAATCCTGAGATTCTCTTGGACCGTGGAAGTCGAAGAAGGGCTGTGTTTGATTGCCAGAGTTACGCCAGACACTAGAGTCGC